AAATAGGAAAGTTAAAAAAGCTTAGAAGATTAAACTTATGGAATAATCCCACCTTAAAGACCACAGAGGACAATATCCGAAAATTATTTCGAAATCAAGATATAACGATCGAAATATCTCCTTAAGATATAAATCGGAGAAATTTAATATTTTAAAATATAATAATTTATCGTATAGACTAAATTGTAATAAAAAGTATTTTTAAATATTTAAAAATACTTTTTATTCGTATTCTTTTTGTTGTAAAAACTTTTCATAATCCCCAAGCAAACTCTCTTTTGTTATAAACTCTATAAGCCTGTCTCTATCTTTAAATCTTTTATCAACGTTCATTAAAATATCATCAAAAAGCGCATGTGTCAGTTTTTGAAAATAGAGACCTTCTACAAGAATTGCCCTTAGATGTAATACTTCCGGATGGTGTATAAAGTGTTCCTGATCCATATCTTTTTTAATTTACTAAATATATTATGTATCGGTGATTAAAAAAGAAGTGAAATAGTCGAATTGTCCTCTATTTCTTTGAGTTTTGTTTGTAAGGAATGTTGAATCTGAGTTAGATCTTGTATGATAATTCCTAATTTACCAAGTATTGCCGTAGAACCTACTCCTTTGTCTGAACAGAGAGCAATTGAGGCGGCTAGTTCTTTTGAGGTTTGTGGGGAAAGGGAAGATATATTGTCTCCTAAGATTTTTTGATAGTTTTTAGTTATATTCTCAAGCATCATTTCTAACATCTTTTGATTTGATAAAGCTTTCTCCCTAGAGCCGATCGTCTTTAAAGCTTCCTTTTGAACATTAGTCGCCACAGAATCAAAGTTGAAGTTTTCGAATTCCCCACTTTGTAATTCCTTGATATAACTTTGAAGAGCACTTACAGCGCGACTTCCGTATTTGGATCTATTTTCCTGGAACCACTTAAAAGCCCTAATCTGTATCGTTTGGTTCGGTTTATCGTTTGCGTCTTTTGCAAACATACCGATTGTTTCGGCTACTCCTAGAGGTAGTGATCTATCTTTTTTTTGTACGAGTGCAAATAATTCCGGTGAAAGGTTATTTAGTGCAAGCCTCCGATTCACTTCGCCTAACTTAATTCCTAGTTCCTCCGAAATTTGTTTTGCATTCCATCCGGTTTCTATGAGTTTGCCATACGCCTTGGCTTCGTCTGTGGGGAGTACGTTTCTTCTTTGATTTTCTGAAATTTGAGCGATAAGTCTATCGTTACTTGATGCAAAACTTTTTACTACAACCGGCACTTCAAAAAATTCAGGCAAATGTCCTTCTTCTATCAACTCTTTTACAGCTTCGTATCTGTGATGACCAGCAACTATCGTCCACTTACCTTCTTGTAAATCCACTGATAATGGAAAACTAGGATCATATCCTTTATCTTTAATCTTAATTTTTAAGGATTCGATTTGATTTCGGTCGAAATCCTTTTTATCCGTATATTGTTCGATGGTCCTGATATTTCTAAAGGGTAGTTTGGATGGATGAGAATTCCCTTTTTTTGGGGATGGTTCTTTTTTAATATTATTTTCATTTTGGTTTTCTTGATTATCGTAATTTTTGATTATCCTCCAACCTTTCGCTGTCTTAATTCTTGTTTTGCCGTCCGTCCAAACCGATGTTTCTCCAAGTTGTGCGGCGGGTCTTCCTAGTTTTGCTTTGAGTATTTCTTCTAAAGTGAAACAAGATTCTAATATTATGGACTTAAGGAGTTTATAAAGTTCTGTTTCATTTGTTTTTTTTAAATCATTTATGATTTCACTTTTTTGAACTTCTATGTATTGAGAATATCTACGTTCCTTTTTTAAAATAAAACGTAGATCTATAAGTTTAGATTTTAAGATTTCTATTTTTGGATTTAAAAATTCTTTTTGAATCTCATTTTGATTTAAAAAATATTGAAACCCTTCTTCGTCTAAGGTAACGATACTACCAAGACCCTTCCAATTTTTAGGATAGTGTTTTAGATATGCTTTTTTAGCGTCCTTTTCTTTTCGAAACCCTAACATCAATTTATGTTCGTCAAAGTTTCCATCCTTGTCATATTGATTGATTAGAAAGTATGTGTTCTTATTTTTTTCAGGTCCGAGAAAGACTCCTACAACTTCGTCTATGTTTGATTTTTGTATATATCCATAATCAAAAAATAACTTTCCTTTCCAAGGTTTTCCGTTTAAATCAAAACCTTCCCTAAAACTTCCCTTTTCATTTACTATTTCTAGAATTATCGAGTTTTCATCTAAAAGAGAGGATTTTTGCAGAAAGTCATCGGATTCTTGATTTTCTAAGTCTATGTTTTTTAGTATCTCCACTAAATCCAAAGCACCTAAATTTTCGAATTCTTTAGAGAGTGCTTCTTTTGCTTGGGATGAAAGAGTTTTTTCAGAACTTTGAAATACTTTTTTTAAACTCGATTCTTGCAAAAAGTAAAGTTCTTCCCCACCTTCCTTATCATCCATAACCGTATCTTGCCAATAGGGATTTTCTTTTGTCATGGCAAGGTGGATCTTGTCTAAAATGATTTCTGCTAATTCATTTGTAATTTCTTCTTTTTGTAATACCTTCAAAAAACCTTATTGAGTATTTAAATGATCTACAGGGGTTATGATTTCTTTATCCTCATAGATTACTCTTTTAAATTCTCTTTTTTGGTCCCGGTCCAAGGAGGTATAAAATCCTTTGATACTTCCGGTTTGTAGACTAGTTCCATACGGTAAAACTAAAACGACTGGATTTATTTTATGAATTAGTCGAAACGGTTTTACGACTAACCTTTCCAACTTTTCCACAAGACTTAAAATATCGATTATTCCTGGATCGTAGTAGAGCAACATCACTTGCCCCGGATTTTGGGTTTTAAACATTAACTTATTATAATATATACTAATCGCAAGTTTCAACATTCCGAAAAGATAAAATGGAAAAACGAATATGAAACTAAAGTTTTCTTTGAATTGAGTTAGTTTTTCTTTTTGTAAGTTTTTAAATAGCGGCTTCATTTTAGTTTTTATTCTCTCGTATTTAAATTTGATAATGGTTTCATTTTGAATATCTTAGGTTTGTCCCTATCTTCCCCGCTTCCGGATTCAACAAAACCCGTAACCCTAAAACTTGGATGATACTCGTAAATAATACTATATCCGTTTTTTGGTTTATCTGTGATCCATTTGATTTTGGAATCCCCAAAAACTTGATAGTCTTGTCCTTTTATGTGTACTTTGATTGATAACTTTTCTTTAGAGAAAATTTTTTCCACTTTTTTAATCGGTGAATAGGATACTCTGTCATAACTACCGAATTGATAGGGGATAAACTCAGAATGTATCAGAGAAGAAACAAGTAAGATGATTATATCCCCTTGACCTAAATTGTATCCCGCTCCCATTACGGCCATGACCTCGCCATCGTTAAAAGTAATCTGGCTATTTCCAAAAATCTTTCTTACGTCTTGTTCACTTCGGTATGTTTTGTAGCCTACTTTGACCGGATATATAAACTTTAGTCTTAATCGAAAAAGCCCATTGACTCTATTTAAGAACTGGATCGAGTTGAATGTAAAACCTGAATATTCTTGTTTTGAAGTTTCCCCATTTTCGTTTACCTTAAATACTTCCACGACTCCTACAATTGCACCTAGTGGAATCTTTGGATAAAGGGAATATTCGTTTTCTCCATAGGCTTCCACAGTGATTTCCTCAATCATGGAAACCTCATAGTGTAGTAAAACCGCGTTCCAATACTTTAATATTTCCTCTACTTCTATATATTCTTCGTAAATCCTTTTAATCGTTAGTGGTTTATGACTTTCCCTTGAGATTAGATTTATACTATGAACTCTGTGAATGGGACTAAACCGGGTATAGACCCGGTTATTTTCCACCTTGCAGGCCATTTCTTCCTTTATTTCCAAGGTTTCCTGAAAATTACGGATGAGTCCGTCATAACAAAACTTACAATCCGGAAGTCTTTCTTCGGTCGGACAAGGGCAAGGAGTCAGTCTATACCAAAGACAAGACTCTCCTCTTCGACCTAGCATTTCCTCATTGGTTAAAGGAGTTAAAACGTTCGGTTTTGTTGTTAAAAAAAAGGGGGTATTTCCCCCTTTACCCGATTTTCTCAAACTTTTTTTAGTCTTGTGGCTTGTGTTACGAACTCATTGTATTTTTTGTCGTAACCTTTTCTAAGTTCAAATTCCACAGTTAGACCGATCGTTATTTCTTCGTCCTTGATTGATGAATATTTTGCGTTAAAAAAATATTCCTTACCTTTTGACTCTATAAAGCCGTATCCACCTTTATTGACGTTACGATTCCAAGGGATATAGCGGATTACTTTTCCGGTTAAATTGTTTTTAGTTTCCAAGTGATATAATTCGATAGCCAAGAACTTTTTTCCGGTTCCATAGCGCACGTAGGTTCCTCCCAGGTCCCTACTCTGTAAATTACACCGGACTTAAATATCGGGCCGTATTTTTTTTCTAATCGAATTCTTTCCCTATTTGCTTCCTTGTTTTGATTATAAATTTCATCGGTTCTAAGTCTTTCTTTTGCGTCTCTTATCTTCCCTTCTCTAAATATTTCATTAATTTCGTCTTCTTCGTCTTCATCCGTTTCTTTGAATGTGAAAGTTTCATATTCGTGGGAACAGCTTGGGTGCGCTGGACAACAAAACTGATAGTCTTTGAATTTTAGATTTGCGTTATTTTTTCCGGGCCATACCGCAATATTTGTAATCGGATCACCGCTAAACTTATCACCTCCCAGAAACTTGAGTCCTAGGCTTTGCATATATTGAGGATCGTTTAGTTCGTCTTCGGATAAAAAAACCCGCGCGACTTGTCCTAAAAATTCAAGACACTTCTCACAACTCACAGGACGTAAGATTGTATTCGTCAAGTTGTTAGTAGTTTCCTCCTCCAAAACGTACATACGAAGGAGTATTTTTTTCGTTTATAAGGTAGAGTAGTTTTCCGTTATTAAAATTAATCGATAGTTCTGTATATGCAAATCTTGTCATGTCCCGGTTTAAGTGATTTGTGACTAATTCCTCGTATTCTTTTTCTCTTTTACTTCTTTCTTCCTCTGAGATATTTTCTTCGAATAGTCCCAAAGCTTCCTTGATCTCCGTGTCGTCGGGTGATAGCATTAAACTTTGAATCTCTTCTTGGGTTGCGTTTCTTGCCAGACATTCGGCTATCTGTTCCCTATACATTTGAGTGATGAGTTCATACGCTTTACCTTTTCTTTCCCCGTTATGATCATAGATTGCAAGCCACTCCGCTCCTTTTGCCTTTGAATAGAGTAAGCCATAGGTTTGTTCATCGGTTAAATGGAGTGTTTCTTTGAGTGCGTCTATATCTTCAAGACCCGGTAAATTGTATTTTTTAGATGCATTCGAAAATTCAGGTAGAGTCATTTTTTTTAGATCATCCTCATACTCTCCTTTCTCTAATAAAGCTTCCGCTATATATCCAAGAATAGAAGCTTTATCCCTTAGTTCCAAATAGATTCGATTCCAATCCTGTGCCAAAAAATCAAAAATTTCCTGGTCCTTTGTTTCTAAGTCTTCTCTTCTTACGACTCCTTCCGGAAATTCTAATTTATCTTTTCTTTTTGAATAAGTACTAAAATCGGTAAAAGGATCTGGTTTGATTTCTAGCTTTCTTGGATAGTAAGTAGGTCTTAATAGTAGTTCTCCAAAAAAACGTTTTCGGACTTCTCCCATTACATCCGACCAAATGGACTTTTGTATGCTATATTCTTTTTTGGGATTTCCTAATATTGAGTATTGTAGACCTAAAAAATAATAGAGAAAAGCGTAACTTAATTCCCTAAGTATCCTGAATTCCGATAGTGGAGATTCTTTTTTCATAATTTAGTTAGAAAGTAGTTGGTCTAATTT